GGAACACATCGTTGGCTTTATGCCGCATCTGGTACTGCTGGCAATAACATTACCTTTACAGAAGCCATGCGTATCGACTCCAGCGGTAATGTGGGGATTGGTACGAGTTCGCCGAGCGCAAAATTTCAAGTTGCTGGTGATGTTCGTATTAACACTGTTGGAACAGCCACAACAGGTTTGCCGATTTATGCCAAACAAACGAACAACGACCAGCGTGGCATTTGGACTGAATCAGCAACTACTGACAGCAATGGTCGCTTCTATTGCGATAACTCAGTTGTTGGTATAGCGGCTGCTTACTCCACGACTGGCTCATACTTGCCTATTACGTTTACCACTTCTGCAACAGAACGTATGCGTATCGACTCCAGCGGTAGCTTGCTTGTAGGAAAGACAGCGGCAGGGGCTGTTAATGTTGGATTTGAAGTTCTTAATACAGGATCAATTTATTCATCAGTGGCATCAAGTACAAATTCAGAAAATACATATATTGTTTATTCGACAACTGCTTCTGCTTTTAGATTTTATGTCGGCATGGGTGGGACTATTTCTGCGACATCCACAACAATCACAGGCATCTCTGACGTTCGCTTAAAAGAAAACATCCGTGATTTGGATGATGGACTTGAAAAGGTAATGGCACTTCAGCCACGAAAGTTTGACTGGAAAGAAGGTAAAGGCGCTGACATTAAAAACGCCAGAGGTTTTATTGCTCAAGAGTTTGAGACGGTCTTCCCTGACATGATTGAAGAATGGAAAGACCCTGCACCTGAAGGTGAAGAACCATACAAAGCGGTTAATGCCAACTTGATTCCAACTTTGGTCAAAGCCATCCAAGAACAACAAGCCCTCATCACCACCCTGACTGACCGCATCACAGCACTGGAAGCAAAATGACAACAACTTGGAACATTTCACAGCTTGACCGTCAAACCTCTGATGGATTTGTAACCACTGCCCACTGGCAAGCCACAGCAGTAGATGGAAAGCATTCAGCCTCTATTTACAACACCTGCTCATGGTCTGATGGCACTCTCACAATAGCCTATGCCGACCTGACAGAAGCAACAGTTCTTGGTTGGATTTGGGCAAATGGTGTGGATAAGGACGCAACAGAAGCGGCTTTAGCGGCTCAGATTGAACTGAAGAAGAATCCAGTGACTGCCACAGGAGTGCCGTGGTGAACGAGGTAGAAAAGGATTTTGCTGTGCATGAAGCAGTTTGCGCTGAGAGATATGCCGCCATTGAGAAAGCCTTTATTGAAGGTGATAGACGCATGACGCGCATTGAGTATTTGCTTTATGTCGTAATTGGGGCGGTCTTGTTGGGGCCAGGCTTTGTCGGCACGATTGTTAACAAGTTGATAGGCGTGTGAAATTGATCCGATCAGCATCCTTTTCGCTGCCAACGCCTGCGTTAAAGGAATTACTGAACTTTGCTCGCTGTACCGTGATGCAAAAACAAGTTTTCTTGAAGTCAAAAGCACGGTTGATGAGGCTATTGGAGATGCCAAGGCCGCAAAGTCTTGGTGGCAAAAGCTGTTTGCTCCAAAGCCAGCAGCCATCACGTCCAAGCCTTTGGCGAAAAAGAAAGAAAAGTTTGTTGCCTATGACGAGACTCAGGCAATGGCTGACATCATCAAGCAGCTCAGCCGTTTCTGGAGCTTGCAGGATCAGCTATCTGAGTATTTGAGGACTGAGGAGGAGAAGGCCAAGGTCTACGATCCCAGCATCAGCAATGCACAGATGATGGAAAGCGCGATGAATCGTGTGATGTGCAGACAGCAGATGGAGGAGTTATCGACCACCATTAGAGAAATCATGGTTTATCAGACTCCTGGCCTTGCTGACTTGTACTCAAAGACATATGAGATGCGCCAAGTTATACAAGAGGAACAGGAAAAAGCTAGACTTAAGGAGGAGGCGCAAAAGCGGGAAGCATCATGGCAACGGCGGCAAGAGGAAAGAAACCTCCAGTTAAAACTGGGAGCAGTGGTGGCGACTTCTATATTCCTCCTTTACCTTTGGTCGTGGCTCCTGTTCGTCAGTCAGTGGGGGAAGAAATAATGGGGTGGATCGCTGCTTGTGTGCTGGTCGCCTTGCTTCTTCCTCTTGGCGCAATGCTTTATCTCGACATCTTGGAAGTCAAAAATGAGGCTAAGCAAGAGGTAGAAAAGGTTCAAAAGCTTAGAAGACAATATGAGCAGGAGAAGCGCAAAAATGACAAAACATGAACTTACACTGTTGGCGTTAACTATTTGCTTTGGCATCCTTTGTGGCTTGCTTGCTGGTTGTGAAGATCGTTTTCGCTATCCATGCCAAGACCCTAAAAATTGGGAACTTGCTGATTGCAAGCCGCCTATTTGCACTTCTACAGGAACTTGCCCAGACCAGTTAATCAAACCAGAGGAGAAAAAATGATGCCTACTGTTGCTTACAAAACAAATAATCGCCTGACGGCAGACGAGATTGAAGTCAGAGTATGGGCATTCGTTATTGTGGTCTTGGTGACCATCCTGTTGGCTTCTATGGGTATGTTTCTCTACTCGGTTTCATTCGTGCAACAGCCCATGAATGGGGCAATGGCAGCCATCGATCGCGTATATACCCAACAGATCAGCACCATCATGGTTTTTATCACTGGCGTGTTGGGTGGTGTAGCTGGCAGGTCAGGCGTTAAGGCTATTGCAAACGCAACCGCCAAGGCAGAAGCTACCGACAATGATGAATTGCCAAAACCATGAGTTTGTTTAATCCTTGGGTAATTCTTGGCATTGTCTTGGCGGTGCTGGGCAGCTTTGGAGCTGGATACTCCACAGGCGAATTAAATGAGTATGAACGCCAACAACTTGAAATTGCTGCCCTAAACGCAAAGGCAAGAGAAACTGAGCAGGCAATGGCAAAGGTAGCGCAGACTTATGCAGAGACACTACGAAAGGCAAACCATGTTGCAAAGATTAAAGAGACCCGTTTGCGTGATGATATTGCCAGTGGCGCTCTCAGCCTGCGGGTTGCTGTCAAAGCCCCCCAGTGCGCCTTACAAGCCGCCACAGATTCCACCGCTGCCAGCAGAGGTGACGCAGGAACAACATCAGCCGAACTTGACAGATCGGTTGCTGATGCTCTTATCGCCATCACCGCAGAAGGAGATGCCGCCATCAGAAAACTCAACACCTGTATCCAAACCTATGACCAAATGAGGAACACAAAATGAACTTATCACCAAACTTTACCCTTGATGAGCTGACCCACACCGAGCAACGCAACATGGACAACACGCCCAACGATGCCGAGCTAGAGAATTTGGTGCGCTTGGCAGAGTTTTTGGAACGGGTCAAAGAAGTGCTGGGTGGTAAACCCATCATCGTGAATTCTGCGTTTAGGTCAAAAGCCGTAAATGATGCCGTGGGCTCAAAAGATTCCAGTCAACATCGGCGTGGGTGCGCGGCAGATATTCGAGTGCCAGGCATGAAACCCGATGAGGTTGTCAGGGCAATTATTGAAGCTGGCTTGCCTTACGATCAAGTTATTAGGGAATTTGACCGCTGGACGCACGTCAGCATACCTAATACGGCAGTAACTGCGCCAAGAGAAATGGCTTTGATCATTGATGGATCAGGCACAAGGATGTTTGCTTAATCGGCAAAGAAATGCAGCATGGCTAATACAACGCCAATGCCAATGATTGCACCAACAAACATAACGGCGATGGTTATAAAAACTTCCATTTTTTGCACAGTTCCTTTACTATTGAGGATTTTTTCTTTTTGTCGCAAATATTGCTAAGCTGTTTTAATTTGTATTGCATTTGCATTTGTGCTGGGGTAGGTGGAGGGTTAGGGATTAGCATTCCATGAATGCCGACCCCTGCCATACCTAAACACAAAATAACGCGACTAATCATGCTCGGTTATTGAATAAAACCAATCATCTCCAGCCGTCCACTTGCGTGTGCCATCAACTGAATAAATGGTTTTTGCTGCTTGAAAATCAGGAAACTTAGCTTGTTGGACTAGGCTTTGGTCATACCACAAGCATCGGTTGTTAGGCTGGGCGGCAAACTGTCCCGAATCTAGCTTGATGAAATTAAACGACTTATGTTCTTCAGCGGTCTCGGTAAAGCCGGTGTCTACGTCCATGCCATCAGCGCAAAAATCTGCTGTAAACATATAAGTCCCAAAATGCCACTGCTTATCTTTGCCAAGAAACTTAACGCCCAAGTTACGCAATCCCATCTTTTCAACAATGGTAAACCTGTAACCCATGCAATCCCACAACTGAAGAGTGTCAATTGGTAGGTCACTTGCGCCCTCTTTCCACACATAAGCATGGATGGGCAATTTGTCGTATAGAGCACCGTATTCGGTCAGCAACGATTCAATTCTGAACACCTGACCCCTGATTGCTTTAAGACTGACCCACACGCAAGGCACTAGCTCACCATGCCCTTTAGTGTGGTTGTACAAAAATTCAGCTTTGATAAAACATTGCAAGGGCGGTAATGAGGCAACAAGATAGCTCATATCAGCTTCCGCTGTACAGGCACAAAACGCCATTCACGCTCTGATCTGCCTGACTTTGACTTGGTGGTGCGCCCTGTTAGCTCAACACGCCCATCTTTTTCAAGCTCTTTCATGCGCCTAGCCACTTGGTTGCCATCCAATCCAGTAAGCTCGGCAATGCCATCTTTACCGCGTGGCCCATGACAACGCAAGCACTCCACAATCTTTTCAAAGTGCTGCTTGGCAAGGTCTTGGGATTGGTCGGCAGCAGCGTGGCTGGTTGAGGGGTCAAGCCCCCTAGCTCTAAAAAGGAATTCGGTCATCATCTTTAGCCCCTGTATTTGTCTTTTCCTCCAAGTCATAGCAATTAGCCCATCCATTCCAACCGCCCTCGACTAAAGGCGTGGAATCCATCTTAATCTTGAGATTGTCGTTATCGTCTAAAAACACCGACCCAATGTTTTGGTAGCGTTTCTTTTCCTGACCCTCGCGGGTTTTGTATGTGCCGGTAATGACAACAATGTTTTTAAATTTCTTCATGGGAGGCTTTCAAGTTGTTGGATTTTCAGGTCTACGTCACCCAAGAACTGGATGACTGAATTCTCAAGCAAATTAACCATATCTGGGTCATAGTTAATGCGCTTTATGAATAGTTGGTGCTTTTCTGGCAACCGAGGATCAAACGACACAAAGTCGCACCAAGGGCGGTCTGCACAGGCCATCTGCCACATCATCTGGGTGATGTATTTGGCTGGCACAGTCTTAGTTAACAGCGTTTCAATGTGTGTGGCTGTATTTGGGCATTTGATTTCCACCATGCCCTCGGCAGCTAGGCCATCAGGGGATGCACCAGACATTGTGATCCAAGGGTGGTCGATAAACCCTACCTCGGTCACCAGCAAGTCCATTCTGGCCTCATATGCGGCTCTGGCAAAGGGTTCGGTGTCTGTACCCCAAGACATTGCGGCATTGCTGTAAGACTCGGCAGGCTTGCCTGTTAACCGTTCACAGACCAATTGGGCAAGGTAATTCTCACGGCTGGCGGCTGGGCCTGTTTTGGTCTTGGCAATGATGTCTGCCACACGGCTGGCGGTGACCTTACCGCATCTAGCTGCAAACCATTCCTCTGTACGCTGTTCCATTATTTGCCTTTCAGTTGTTCAGACAATGTGGCTTCCAATTGCGCCTTTTTAGCGTCTTTTTTGGCTATGACCTTGGTTTGCCATGCTTGCTCGCCATTCGTGGCCTTGTAAGCCTGTTTATAGGCTTCTTGAAGCTCTTTGATGGTGGTGACTTCATCCATTGCCGCTAACAGGTCAAGGATTTGGTTTTCGTTAACCGTAGATTTAATCTCGGTGCGGCGGCTGGCGCTGTTGCCATCATCATCCTCGGGTGCAATACCGCAAGCCGACATGAGGCTGTAACGCCTGGCATACGTCAGGGCAGAGCCGTAACCCTGTGGGTCTTGTTTGCTGGCAGGAACGCGCAAGATGCCACATTCAAGCATTTCGCCTGATTCGTGCAGAAATACGGTTTCCACCATAACCCCATCATCGCAATCGTAATTTTTTTGGATCAAGGCAATGCCGTTATCGTTTAGCCCTTGAATAACCGCCTCAACGCAAGCGGCAAGGTCGGCATAGCGGCTTTTAAAATGCGGGTTAGTTGAGGATTTAAGAGCAGGGCCAAAGGCTTTTTGAGCCTTAACCAGTGCGGTTGCAATTTGTTTCATGTTGTTTCCTTAATTAAACCAAAGATAAAAACCGTGCAATATTCCAATTGGAAAAAATATTGCGCCAGCTACCAAAAATCCCCACATTGCATGAGCAAAACAAGTAAATATGTGTGTTAGCCATGCCGCAAAACAAGCCCATCCAAAGATGTATCCCATGCTGTCTCCTTAATAATAATATTTAGGGCCACAAGTCACATCTACGATGGTCTCTGCGGTGTAACCGTTAATCTTGCGTTTACCAAATACTGTGATGGCTCGCAGGCCAGAAGTCTCACACTGTTTAACAGCGTCTATAACCTCATTCCTGCCCATTGCCTGAATTTGCTTATCCATAATGAGCTGTTGTTCGGTCATTTTGGGTTCGCTGGCGCAGCCAACCAGCGCCAAGAGCAAAAGTAAATATTTCATGTTGGCCTCAATAAGTTTTGTTGAAATGTGCGTTGATTGCCTAGCTTACACGCTGTGAGCTAGGTGCTTCATAGCCTGCGTGTTCTTTGACCTCTTGTTCAATCCATTTGAATTGATATTTGGGGATGTCATAGGTAATGTTGATGCCGTCACGGTAAACAAAGATGTCGAAGAAGCCATCGGCATCCCAATCATCACCCTCGCACCATTCCCATCTAACGGTGATTTCATCCCAAATTAAAAAAGTGGTAAATGAGCCTGTTTCTCCGTCTTCCATGATTAAGCCCTCCAAACAAATACGTCAAGGGCAACCACCACAAGGGCGGTAATAGATACAACCCAAAGTGCGACTTGTGACCAGTCGGTGGGTTTTTTGTATTTTTCTATATCAAACATAATTTCTCCTAAAAGACCCTGTGCGGAATTGCTGGGGCATGGGTGCATTGTTAAGTTAAATTAACATTAGGTCAAGACTTTTTTGTAGGGGATTTCCCTAATGTCGCTTATTTGTTAATTTCCCTTTACAATTTCAACATGACAAAAGAGCAAATTATCCAATTGGCAGGATCACAGAGTGAGCTTGCTAGGCTGTTGAAGATTTCTAGGGCGGCGGTCTCTATGTGGAAAAACGTGCCTGAGTTGCGTTTGCGCCAGCTTAGAGACTTGCGGCCTGATTGGTTTGTTTAATCGATTAGAATGTGGACTAGGCTACCCTTAGCGGGGGAAAAGGCGACTCGTTACCGCCCTGCCATAGTCTTCTTGTAACGGCGACCGACAACGTAAGGTTTTTATGCACTATTACCAGTTCAATATTGGTGACTATCTCAGTCACACAAAGCATCTTGATTTAATGGAAGATTTGGCCTACCGCCGACTTCTTGACCTTTACTATCTACATGAACGCCCGTTAAACAGCGGTATAGCATCTGTTGCACGGCAGATTGGTATGCGAGATTATGAAATTGAAGTTAAGTCAGTGCTTGAAGAATTTTTTTACTTGTCTGATGATGGATGGATAAACCACCGAGCTGACCGAGAAATTAAGCATTTCCACAGCAAAATTGATCAAGCATCAAGGGCAGGAAAGGCATCCGCTGAACGCAGGATGAGCGCACGTTCTACGGACGTTCAACTAACCAATAACCAACAACCAATAACCAATAACCATATTAAAGAATCTAAAGATTCTTTGTCGGCAGGGTTGCCGACTTGCCCTCATCAGGACATTTTGAATCTTTACAAAAAGCATTTACCCCAGCTTGCCCAGCCAAGAGTGTGGGATGGTGTTAGGCAGACCAACCTACGGCAACGGTGGTTGCAAGCTGCCAAACCGTCAGAATTCAGCCCACAGGGGTACGCCAATCAAGCCGATGGACTTGCATGGTGGGATTCTTTTTTTGGCTACATTGCCAACGATACCAAGCTAGCGCAGGGGTTTGAAACCAAGGACAGGACATGGCGACCTGATCTTGTGTGGATTGTCAACGCAACAAATTTCGCCAAAATTATTGATGGGAAGTACCAAAAATGAGCTTTGCCAAACCTGAAAGCAAAAAAGAAGACAATTTTGATGCCATCCAAAAACTGATGTGCTCAGTGCCTAACTGTTCCAAACGCTGGTCAGTCAACATGGATGGCGACAAGCCTAAGTGCTCAAAACACCAATGGCAAAAAACAGAAAAAAAACCTATTGCCAAAAGCTGGCATGAAGTGGGGGAGGAATTTTGATAGATGATTACCGAAACCTTGCCAACCAGCTCCTTGACCGAGCCAAAGACGGCGAAGAATTTAGCCGACTTGACATCGACAGAGCGCTTAGAGATGCAGGAGACCTTGCGCCAATGCGAAGCTCGGGATTGGATCAAGCGGTACAGGAAGAAGTCGCTAGAGGAAGGTCGGACAGAAGCATTGGCATGGTGGCAGAAGACCTTATCCGACTTAGTCAAAAAGCGTGGCAAACCCGCTACTGAAGACCTGCAAAGACGAATGAACAATGAAATACGCAAAAAGGGTTGACGCAAACCAAGATGCCATTGTTGCCACGTTAAGGGCGGCTGGCGCTTTTGTTTGGATTATTGGATTGCCTGTTGACCTTTTGGTTGGCTACAAGGGTCACACGTTTTTGGTGGAGGTTAAAACCACCTCTAAAAAGCCTTTAACGGCGCTACAAGCCGACTTTTTTAAAAGTTGGTCTGGAGGTACGTTGGCAAGGATTGACAGCCCTGACGCGGCTTTACGCATGATTGGAGTTTTGAAATGACACAAGATGAAATCATCGAGATGGGTAAACAGGTTTGCTGATGGGTATAGCCCCACTAGTTCTGATGCTGTACCTGAAAATTAAGAAGGAGAACCCCCAGTGATTACATTAATTGGTCATGGTTACATTGGCAAATACATTCAAAAAGAGTTAAAGCTTCAGAATATTCATCATGAATGGATAACTCATAGACAGGCTGTTCCTGCCAATACGACAGCAATCATCAATGCCGCAGGGTACACAGGTTTTCCAAATGTTGATGCTTGTGAAAAATACAAACAAGAAACCATCTATGGAAATGTATTGTTTCCACTGCAACTAGAGCAAACAAACCTTGCAACGCCTATTGTTCATATCACAAGTGGATGCGTATACACAGGATACAAAGACAATGGATGGACTGAAGAAGATGCTCCTAATTTTGATTTTAGCAACGGGTCTTTTTACAGCGGGTCAAAAGCTTTGTTCCAAAAATTGATGACTTCTTACCTTGATAAATCGTATTTGTTAAGAATCCGTATGCCGTTTAGCTATATGCCAGAACAAAAAAACATCCTCACAAAATTGTCAAGCTATCAAAAATTGATTGACTATGAAAATTCATTCAGTGATGTGACTGATGTGGCTAGGGTTGCTGTCCATTTTGCACTGAACAAACCGACTGGTGGAATTTACAACGTCTGTAACCCAGGTTCAGTTACCACAAAACAAGTTGCTAATAAACTCAAATTAGACAAAGAGTGGTTTACAGAAAATGAATTTAAGGAGGCAACGATTGCGCCAAGGTCAAATTGCGTTATGAATGTTGAAAAGCTTTCTGCAATCTTCCCAATAAAACACATCGATGATGCGCTAGATGCAGCTATCGGCAAATATGTGATGTCAAGCCACACTTAAGGAGAACCCATGAAAAAAGACATAGACGATGACACACAAGGCTATCTGTACGAGCAACCAAAGCGGGAATGGGTAGGGCTGACGGATGAGGAGATTGAAAATATTGTAGACGACTGCGATGGTGTTGGTTGGGATGTTGCCCAAGCCATTAGAGCAAAACTCAAGGAGAAGAACACATGAAGCCCGAAGACGCAGCGCAAGCCATTAGGGACAAAGCGCCAGCTTACGGTGAGGCCAAGGCCCAGCGGGTTTACCTTGAGGAATTTCGCAAGAGCCAAAAGGCTTTGTTGATGAAAGATGCCCTAGAAATGGGGTTTGAGGCTGCTAATGCACAGGAGCGAGAGGCTTACGCAGACCCTGTATATTCCAAATTGTTAAGGGGATTGGCGGCGGCAATAGAAAAAGAAGAAACCCTTAAATGGGAGATAGAGGCGGCAAGGCTTGACATAGAGATTTTTAGAACTAGATAAGCAACCAACAGACTTCAAGATCGGGCGCACCAATGAAATGTCCCGAATGCGGGACTTGGACTATCGTAAAAGAAACGAGAACTTCAACAGGAAACACACGCAGGCGGCGTTTGGAATGCGCTAACGAGCACAGATTCACCACATTGGAGACAATACTTGTACCAAAAACACCAATACGTAAGAAGCAAAAAACTGTTAAAGCTGGTGGCGGGACTTGACTGCCAAGCCTGCGGGTCAGGCCATATGGTGCAGGCAGCGCACACAAACTGGGGTGGCGGCAAAGGCAGAGGCGTTAAGGCTGACGATAATTTAGTGGCGGCGCTATGCTTAAAGTGCCATTACGACATTGACCAAGGCAAAGAGTTAAGCAAAGAAGAGCGCCAAAAGATGTGGGAACAAGCGCACATTGCCACTGTAAAAAAATTGTACATTGATGGTCTATGGCCTGTTGACGTACCAATTCCAGCGTTTACAATTGAAGCGCAGTTGTCTCCTTTGCAGGGGCTTTGACCCCTGCTTTTTTGAGGATTATCATGAAAAAAGACGTTGCCGATTTTATTTCTACGTTGTTTCACAGCGCCACGGTGACGCATTTTATGCACCTGAGCACAGATTCTTACCCTGTTCACAAGGCTTTGGGCAAATACTACCCAGCCATTGTTGACTTGACTGACAACTACGCAGAGGCGTATTCTGGCTGTTACGAAAAGATCAGGGACTTTCCTGAGAACTTCCATAACGCCAAAGACCCTGTTAAGTACTTGACCGGCATCAAAACTTACATTGAGAAAAACCGCGAGGCTTTGCCAGATGACAGCCATTTGCAAAACATTGTGGATGAAATCGCCGCGCTGGTTGACACTACCATTTACCAGTTGTCGCTAAAATGATCAGGATATTTGCTGGCTATGACCCAAGGGAGGCCATTGGCTACCATGTGTTTTGCCAAAGCTTAATTGAGCGCACTAGCGAGCCAGTCGCCATAACACCGCTATACGGTACACAGCGGGACGGTACAAACGCATTTACTTACCAACGGTTTCTAGTCCCTTACTTCACCAAGTTCACAGGCAGGGCCATATTTTTGGATGCCAGCGATATGCTGATGTTGTCCAACATTGATGACCTTGCCAAACTGTTTGACCCAACCAAGGCGGTGCAGGTTGTTAAGCACGACTACCAGACCAAGCACCCAAAAAAATATATCGGTACACCGATGGAAGCGGCGAATCGGGACTATCCCCGAAAGAACTGGTCAAGTTTAATACTTTGGAATTGCGATCACCTGAGAAATAAGGTGCTAACACCTGATTTTGTGGATGACCACAGCGGTTCAGAGCTTCACCGATTCGGTTGGTTGCCAGATTCGCTTATCGGTGACTTACCGAAAGAATGGAATGTGTTGGTGGGCGAGCAAGAAAACAAAAACGCCAGAATAGCCCATTACACGTTAGGCATTCCCGAATTTGACCATTACCAAAACTGCGACTTTTCCAAGCAATGGCATAACACCAAGAGCCGTTTGATGAATGGCTTGATCAAAATGAAAGAGGTTGTAGATGCCTGATTACAGCCTGTTAGCCCAAGCTCTGAGCCGCCAAGATGGACTTGCGCCCTATGGCATGAGAAATTTAGAAACAGGGCAAGACATAACCCAAGGCACGGTCAAAGGCAAAGGTTACTTTGGCAAAATACCAATGAATCAAGGCGGCACAATGACTGAGATGTCAAGCGCTTATGGACAAGACGGCAATTTGGTATCACACCCATTGCTAGTGCCAACCCTAACCAAACAAGAGATTGACCTGCTTGGGATGGGACTAGAGCCAACGCCAGAAATATACAAAAAAGCACAAGACTACGCCCAGCAACGCATAAGCGCAGGTCAAAGCCCATTTGCCACACCGCAGGAATTGCGGTATCCAATGCCGAGGGAATAATGGCTGATTACCGAGACTTAGCTGCGGCGCTTGGTGGTGGGTATGGACAAGATACCGGCGGCATTACGCCTGACACATTGGCTACGTTAAGAAACGGCAAGACTGCAAGCGCATCCGACCTGCTTGGAATGCTAAAAGCCATTGGCTCGGGATCGTTAAGCAACCTTGAATCATTGGTAAGGGGCGGCGTGGCGCAAGTGCCTGGCGCGGCTGGCGACATTGAGGGTTTGGCCCGAATGGGCATAAACAAGGCTTTTGGTGCGGGTGGGGTAAACGTAAATCCAACCCCTGTATTGCCGACCACCACAGACATTTTGGGCATGATGCCAAGGGCTACCGCACCCAGACCAGAAACGGCTGGCATGGAAGAGATGGGCGGGTATATGGCCCCAGCTACCGCAAAGGTAATTAAACCTGCGGTAACAGGTTATGCAAAATTGGCGGGGCAAGAGATCAATGCTGGCTTAACAGGTCAGCCTACACGGTCATTGCTTGGTGACATTACGCCTAAACCCAAAAACATTGTTGATTACGACCCAAGGTTTGACCCTAGAGCAAAAGAACAAGCTAGGTTGCAAGCTTTAACTTTGCAAGTTAACCCAAAATCTACAGCAACGCCGCCATCCATTTCATTGGCTAATTTAGAGGGCAGGCCATTTATAACCAGTATGTCAGACAGAACTGCGGCTGGGGGTCAATTGACCGGCATTAACAATATTTCTTTGAATACGCCAATTGATTACTTAGGCGGTCAAGACTATATGTTTAACAATCCTGGCAAAGTGTGGGCTTCCGCGGAGCAGCCTGTTAAGCAAATATTAAACAATGCGGAAATTATTAAGGATGTAACTGGACAAAATCCTTTGTATATTCCTTGGCGCATGGCTCCAACAGGGGGTGACTTTGCTCACATGACCGGCGAGACCATGCTTGGCTATGCGGACACGGTAATGGGCAAGGGCGCAAAAAGTAAAGTTAACCGAGAAATCAAAAAACTAATTCCTGACTGGGCTGGCCTTGGAACGCCGCAAGGTATAGCGCAATATCGAAGCGCACCTGATACAACTCGCAAAGCTTTGAAAAACATGATGGATGTGCAGTTTAGAGATATGGGTGGACTTAACATTGGCGAAGCTAGATTAGCTGTAACTGATCCCAAGCAATACACCGCACAAGAGGGCGGCATCCAAAACATTGGCGAAATCTTTGCTGGTCAACCAATGGTCATGCAATCAGGCCATGTGTCCTACCCGCGGGGTGTGCCAGGCCAAGGTTTGGGCGTAGCGGCTGAAGACAGAAACATTTTTGAATTGTTGCCTGAAGTTGTTAAGCAACGAGGCATTGTTGATCCAAAAAACCCAAGCCCACAGGATTTGCGAGCTTTACAAATGAAACCCTATGCAGGGGTAATCAGCGCAGACCTGCTCAAAGCGTTGGGTTACTAAACAAATACTCAGGTTTAAATTGGTTGGCTAACTCATCACCGTAATGGGATGACAAAAAAGATTTAACGTGGTCAACCGTAACGGCGTTAATTTTTGACATAATACAAAAAGTTTCATGAGCTGTTAACCCATCTAACATTTCTTGCGGCATGACAACATCTGTATTGACAATTGGTGAGTAAATATTCATGATGACACCTCCAAAACCATATTGTAAAGCATCCTTAACTTATGGCGTTTAAAAAAGGCGATAAAACAACAGCAGGCCCAGGACGACCCGCGGGACTGCCAAACAAGCGCACAGTCGAGGCTAGGCAGGCCATAGCCATGTTTGTTGACAACAACTCACACCGGCTAGAGCATTGGCTTGATCAGGTCGCTAACGGCGTTCCTGACCACGATATAAAGCCAAACCCTGCCAAAGCCTTTGAGCTGTTTCAATCAGTGGTTGAGTACCATGTACCCAAGCTGGCAAGGACAGAGATCACCGGCAAAGACGATGGGCCGGTAGAAATGGTGGTGACATGGGGCGGCGTGAAGTAATCCTGCCCTATTCCCCAAGGGCGGCATTCATGCCATTCCACAACAGGACAGAGCGCTGGTCTTGTTTAGTGGCTCACCGCAGGGCGGGTAAGACCGTAGCGGCAATTAACGACCTGATCAAACGAGCCATTACTGAGGGCGGCAGGGGCGCACAGTATGCTTACATTGCCCCATTCAGAAGCCAAGCCAAGCGGGTAGCGTGGGATTACATCAAGTACTACGCCGCACCAGTCACCAAAGCCACCAATGAATCCGACTTGTCTGTGGAGCTGGTCAACGGTGCAAAGATCATGCTGTTTGGCTCAGATAACGCAGATGCCATGCGTGGGCTGGGTTTTAACGGTGTGTACCTTGATGAATACGGCGACTTCAAGCCCAGCGTTTGGGGTAACGTCATTCGGCCCACACTGTCTGACCGATTAGGCTGGGCGGTGTTTGGTGGAACGCCAAAGGGTAAAAACCAATTCCACGACATTTACAAGGTCAGCCAAAGCGTCCCAGACTGGTTTTTGTTAAGACTGCCAGCATCGGTTTCCAAGATATTGCCAGACTCAGAATTGCAAGCGGCTCGGCTACAGCTAAGCCAAGACCAGTATGACCAAGAGTATGAGTGCAGCTTTGATGCCGCCATCCTTGGGGCGTTTTATGGTCAAGAGATGCGCCAAGCCCAAGACGAGGGCAGGATTTGCGAGCTACCGTTTGAGCCTGAATCGCCTGTCTACACCGCATGGGACTTGGGTTATCGGGATGACACCGCCATTTGGTGGTATCAGGTAGTGCGCGGCGAAATTAGGGTGATGGACTATTACGCTGTCAGCGGCGCAAGTATTGAGGAAATAGCTGGCGTTGTTAACTCTAAGGGCTACCGATACACAAAGCATTACTTACCGCATGACGCAAGAGCTAAGACGCTGGCCTCGGGCGGCAAATCTATTGTTGAGCAGTTGGCAGCGCACCTTGGTGGCTTGAGTAAGTTAGCCATCGTGCCTGAAATTGGCATTCAAGACGGCATCCAAGCGGTGCGAATGATTTTGCCTCAGTGTTATTTCGACCCAAGCTGTGATGAGGGGCTGGAAGCGTTAAGGCAATATCAGCGGGAATACGATGAAGATAAGAAA